TTTCAATAACGGTACCTACGGGATCCACAAGTTTCAACTGACAGTCTCTCTTGTAGAAGTCAGCGTAACCTGCACGACCTGATACAGATTCGAAGTGAGTACGTACCCATTCCATAACCTGTTGTGCACCGGAAGGAGCGATAGGATCGTGAAGTGTAACTGCAAGAGTTTCGAAAGATGCAAGACCCGCAACATAACGTTTAGAGTTCATGTATGAGATTGTTTGTTCTTCGATCGAGATACTCGGGCGAGCAGCTGTCTTGATTAAGAAAGAATCGATTCCTTCTAGAGCGAAGATCCAACGGTTCTTACGCTTTGGCTCAAACTTGTTTGGCAACATGTCCTGTACTGATAGTGTTTCTGCCATTTTATTTCTCCTGAAAAATTGTATTCATTTAATAACTATTGTTTATTTAGATTTCCGCACCAGCATTTGTGACAACGAAGTCTAGTGAGATGAACTCAACAGATCTTGTTGGCTGTAGGAAGATCTTTCCACGTATCGTGTTGTTTTCAACATCTTGTTGGGTAGTAGTGGTGGTGTCGATAACCACTTTGTACCTGTCAAGACCTTGTTGTTGTTGGATACGCCCTAAGATTGGATTAACTAACGCACTGAAACGAGCCAGTGTACTTTCTCTATTTGGTTCGAACAAGATGGTATTTGCAACTGTTCTAACTTTACGACGAACATCGATAAGTAATCTTCTCACATTCACTCGATCCAAAGCGGACTGTGCTTGAAGCATTGTCTTTTGGCCAAAGATCACGACAGATTCGCCGCTATTTGGGAATGAGGTGATTGGATTGATGTCAGCGTTGTAAAGTACATCCATGTTTGGTCTATTCAAATATACAGATGCTTCGATAGTGGAAGCAAGTGCGCCTCGAGCGAAACCAGCAGGTGCGAACCAAGGATGTGCGACCGAGTCGTTAAGAGACATAGCTCCAAGAACTGCAACTGATGGAGGTGCAACTACGTTGGTGCTTCCGTCTTGTACAACAAGATCTGGGAAGTAAGTCGCTGCAAACGAAGTATCTAAGTTTCTATCCACAAGAGTTTGTGCAGTATTGGTGACACTTGTTTCCTGCGCAGTAGTCGTTACAAGATTCAAATCATGATCGTATGCCGGCATATCCATGATATACAACGCATCGAATCGTTCCTCGGTCTTGTCGATCGCATAGTCGGTGATACCTGCGTCTCTCATGCCTGGGATGGCAAGAAGCTGAATGTCAACGTCTGATTTTTCTGCAAGAATGTCAATCGCTTTTCTAAACGCTGCAGTCGTTGGACCATCAGGCCCTCCAAGAACGCTTGAGGTGTTTGAAGACATTTCGCGGAAAGCAGCAAGATTGCTCATGTCAGCCTTGTCTTTATCGAAGATGTCTAGACCATCGAATCCGCCTTGCATTGGGACAGTGAACTTATAGAATCTCTTAGAAGCAGATTGTGCAAAGTCCTTTGAAACGTCAAGGTAACGATAACCGTTAGCAGCATCCTTATGTTTGTCACTGTTCGGTCCGTTTTCAACTGAAAGATATGGAGATCCGGCTACATTGTTGAAACTTGTATTTCCATCACGGATGTATACAGCTTCATGCCAGAAGCGTGGATCTACAGCTTTAGAAGGATCAGCACCTTTACATCTTACAAGAACTTTTTCTAAAGAGAAGTAGTTGTTGTTATATGCATCAGCGTCTAGATCAGCAGATCCAGATCCCTGAGCAGCATTTCTGTTATCGCCTACCCAAGCTGGATATTCACCAACACTTGGAAAGTGTTTCGTCAAGTTATGTGCCAATGAGGTAGTTCCAGATGCTCTATTTCTTTCAGCAACGTCGGTTACGTTTTGAATTTGAAGACCCCAATAAAGCCTTGCATCTACAACTTTGGTGTTACCTTGGCCGATAGAGACGTCATGTCTGTAAAGCAATGCAGGCTCTTTAAGGGTTATTGATGCACTGGTAGAATCATCTGCAAGTGTGTCACCATTGATTACAAGGTGATTTTTACCTGCGAAACCGATTGGCAATGCAGTTGCTTCCATTGCGCCACTTTCGATTTGATCTACAACTTGCACTCTCACATATTGTGATTGATTCGGATATAATCCTTCTGTCACCAATTTTTGCTTTCCTGCATTCTTTTCAAACTCGTAGAAAGTATTTTGGTCACCGATCACTCTAGCGATATATCTGTCAGAGGCAGGATTTAGATTCAATCCGGAGAATGATTGTAGGATGATAGGCGCAGAATCAAGATCGTCTGCTTTTCTGATTTGTACGTCAAACTTACCATACGCACTCTTTGGATCAGTTGACTTTTGGATATTTGCAATCGATACCTTGATTTGCCCGTGTCCTATAGAACCAGCATCCAGCATGTGGAACTTGAAAAGTTTCTTTGGGGCATTTCCAAGTGTTTGTGACATAATCCAAGGAGTATTCGCATGTGAGAACTTTTGTCTCCAGTTTTCAAACGTTGGTTTATACGTGCTACTAGCAGTTGCCCAATCACCACTGTTGTGATCGTGTGCACCAGGAGTTAGATATACATTGTTAGCAGTACCGCTGTGAGAAGCTAGACCTGCAGGTACATCATAATGGGCATATAGATAGTGGCCTCTTTCTTGGATTTTTGTAGGATCAGTATTGAGCACTGATGGGAAGTATATCGGAGAAGTAGGATCCATTGAACCAGTGATATGTGCATTGTAATTTGATGTATTGGTGAAACCATTCAATACTAGCTTGAACATACCTGTTGAATCCATATCGCCAATGCGATCTCCTTGATCTTTGCCAGAACCATATTCACCGTATGCGGTCGATGGCATGTCGCCAGATGCGATATACGATGTTTGACTTGGTCCGTGGTTTGAAGTACCCATGTCTAACCCAGGGATAACACCTGATGGGAACATGATAACTCCACGAAGAATATCGACTGCAGAAGTGCTGTCTAAATAATCTTGTGTATTATCAGATGTCGTCATTGAACAACCCAAGAAGTGAATTCGACCCATTGGAGCATCTGCTGCATCTTCTGTAACAGTTACGACTGGAGTGGCAGTTCCGGCAGCAGCAGAACCGGGAGAACCATCAGACTGCCTAATGATCAACTTTGGTCCTGCAGATGCAGTAGCGACAACACCTTCAACAGTCATGTGTTGTGAAGCTAAAAGCGCAGGAGTCCCACTAGCACCATCCATATTAGCATTACCTACAGCAGCAGCGATAGCAGCTTCTGCTTTTGAGCCTCCACCTACTGTCAATGCCGTTACGTTAGCAGCAACATCGGCATTTGCACCACCGATTAAGTAAGTGTACAAGAAACCAGCTAATTTCTCTGGAGTGTTATGAGTTCCAATGTCAATCTCATAGTTCGCATTCCAATCGGCATTGGCGACTAAAGTAAGAGTGAAAGATTCTGCAGAGCTCTCACCATCGTTCACAAGAAGCGTTGTTCCCGCAGGAGGAATAAGCGACTGGTGAAATTCGATTGTGGTTTGATGTACAACGTGGTCAACTTTGTCAGTTCCAACTTGACCATTGCCTGTAGAATTTGATGGGACTAACTGTGTAGAAGTGCCACCTGCTTTGTTATATGCTAACGTTGCTGCGACATCATTTGCATCTGTCTGTAATCCATTTGCTATGGTGACAGGTGTTCCAGAGGACGCAACAGCATCGAGTTCTGCATTCGGGATGTTCGAATATGATTCGCCTCCGGCAACTCGAGCTTTATTAACCCAATACTTAATCGCGTCTGCAACATTGGCTGCAGAGCTAGCCGATGTATCGGCTCCATCGATGTCCGTAAGGTCTACAAAGTGAATGTTTGCTGATGAGACACCTGTGCTGCTGAGATCTGTTTCAATACCACCATCGACGATTTTTTGCCCAGAGATGGTTCTTGCACCCGGTGTATTTGCTCTATCTGTTGCTTGAGCTGATAACCAGAACAATCGTTTGGTTTTATCTCCATTGGCCGCGATTGTTTCTATGATAAAGTATTCTCCATCCATTGCAGCCAAAGATGTGTATGTAACTGCTATGTCCGTTTTCTCAGCTAATGCAACAACCTGAACTGTTCCTGCATTCTTTGTTACGGTGAATTTCTCTGGTACATTTGCGCCTGCATAAGGATTTGCTAGCAAACCGTGGGCTGATCCATCTGTTTCTTGTGCCGCTGCAGCCAGATTCGTTGCATCTCTCATTGAAGACCCAACTAAGAATCCTGCGTTAGTTGTCACATTATATGAATTTGCTTTCTTAGCGTCACCAACACCAAGCGTACGTATAAACACACCGCTCCGTGAGTTACGCATCCATTCGTTCACTGCCATCGCACCAAAATGCTTTCCTTCTGTTGCACCAAAGCGATTGAAGAAATCATTTACAGTAGCGAAGTTTACAGGAACAAAAGCCGGTCCTTTTTGCGACGTTCCAATAACGCCTGCCGGAATCCCTTGTGGGCGAACAACCCCGGGAGCCGAGAGATCTAACTCTCTCGTGGTGATCCCAGGACTTCCTAATACTACTTCTGCCATTTTTTAGCTCCTAAATTGTTTGTTAATTCGTTATTGATAAGTATCTTACTCGAAAGAAACTCCAGCGTTTGTTACGATGAAGTCTATAGCAATAAATTCGATTGTTCTTGTTGGAATCAACACGATCTTACCGTTTAATCTGTTTTCCTCTGCATCCTGAGGCGTATTATTTGTATCGTCACAGATGACTCTAAATTGTTCAATACCCGCTTGAGCTTGAATCAATGCCAACCGAGGCTGAACAAGATTTACAAACCGTGCACGAGTTTCTGCATTGTTCATCTCGAAAAGAACAACGTTTGCGACCTCACTCACTTGACGCTTGACTTCAAGAAGTAATCTTCGAACATTCACTCTGTCAAGTGCGCTTTGGTTGATCTGCATTGTCTTCTGACCGAAGATTACAAAACCACCGTTAGGGAAGTTAGCAATCGGGTTGATACGTCTTTCATACAGATCATCTCTATCACTTACTGCCAATCTTGTTCTAACGTTCTCTACGAAGTCAAGAGCACCTCTATTGAATCCAGCAGGTGCGAACCAAGGATAACTTACGTTGTCACTATAACCAAGCGCTCCAATCGCTGCTACCGACGCAGGAACAAGAACTCTTCGGTTGTTGATAGGATCAGTGATGAACACATCTGGGAAGTAGGATGCAACGTAGTTGTTATCGATTGCTCTTCCTTCAAGATTGTTTGCTGTATACTCAACATCTGGACGTGAACCTGTATCGAAGATTCGATCTTGGTCACCATTGTAGTTTGGTATATCCATGACGTACATTGCCATTGAATAATCCCTTACCAATCCTGCGGCATAGTCAGTGACATAAGGATCTCTCACTCCAGGGATGGCCAATATATTATGTCTTACTGCCATCGGATCAGTCATGATCTTAATTGCTTGTCTGTAAGAGGAGATAACGTTGTTATCTTTGCCCTGTCCAGACATATCGGTTGCATCTCCATCTTTTGTTCCTTGCAAGGCCAATCCAGCAGTTGTCAATCCAGCCTTACCACCTGAACTTACTTCAGAAGAAGCAGCCTTATCGTTTAGATCTTCGATGTCACCATCGAGAATATTAAGGCCGTCCCAACCGCCGTAGAATACGTTGGTGAACTTCATGTACTTGGAGAACTTATTGAAGTTATTTGGTCTATGATCATGTACGATAGATGCGAAAGTTGGTCTGTTGGCATAACTTGAACTGTCAATCTTGTCAATCACTGTGTAATCGCTAGGATCGTGTGCAGCATTTCTGATATAACATGCCGATTTCATCAATACAGAAGCCGATCCAAAGTTGGTAGCATCGTCGTATATAGACGGAGTAGGATTAGAGGTTGTCGCAGAAGGCGCGGTCAATCCAGATTTGTCAATTCCGAATGCAACTCTTGCAAGAGTGAACTTATTGTTGTTGAATCCATCCGGATCAGAAACTTTATTCCCGATTGTGACAGTACCACCTGAAAGCCCTTGGAACTTTGTGTACGCATTGACAACGGCTGAAGGAAGCCCAGATAAGTTTGATTGAAGTAGACCTTCAGAAGCAACGCTATCGTCGACAATTCTTGTAGTCTTTACACCCCAATAGACACGAGCATCTGATCTTTCGTTATCGCCCGCATCTCCTAAGAATGCAGGAGACGAAGTTTTCACTTTACCTTTTGTCGCTTTGAATACGTAAGGCATTGGTGGCAAGAATGCTTCCTTTGCAATTGTATGAGCAAGCTTGTCATGTACATCAAGTACGGGAATACCGTGGAAACCGAATGGAAGTGCATCTTTTGGAACTTCTCCTTTGTATACAGCATCGTTCATCACGATTCGAATGTTCAAAGATTTATTTGGGTATCTTCCAGATATAACCAATCTTCTTTCATCTTCAAGATCTGCATCAAAGTCAAAGATAACTTTCTTGTCTCCAATTCTTCTAGCAACAAAATTGTCAGCAGTTGGATCTAAACTACACTCAACGTATGTTTCTAAGATCTGTGGTTGAAAGTCAGAATCACCAAACTTTCTTACTTGCACATTGAACGTACCATACGGGTAGTTTGGATCAGTAGATCTCTTGATGTTTGAAATACTGATTTTGAACTCGTTGTTAGCAACTGCTCCGTCAGAAAGACATTCAAAGTGAAACAGATCATATTCTACGTTACCATAAGGTTGCGAGATAAACGCAGTGGTTTTTGGTGCTTGGTATCTTGCATTCATCCAACCAAAGGCATCACGCCATTTAAGAGAGGAATAATCAGTAGTAAGACCAAGACCAGTAGCATTGTCAGCACCTCGTGATAAGTACACGTTATTCTCGTTGGTGTTGTCACCGGTGTCGGTGGCACTCACTGGTGCTAATTCATGTTCGATTGCGAAGTCTAACCAAAGGAGGTGACCTTCTTCTTGGAATTTCTTAGGATCAGTGTTCAATACCTTTGCGATGTAATTCACGTTATCCGGATCTAAAGATACTTTGAAAATCCTATTTGGCCTTGTAGAATCTCCTCTAGAGTCTCCAGCATTGAAAGTAGAAGTATTGTCGTCCAACCCGAATGAAGATTCTTCAGCTTCAAGACCATCACCAAGTACAATTTTCATATGGAACTCGTTAGACCCGTTGACTTCGTTTACCACACCAAGATTATCATCCCAAGATCCATCTTTATTTTTAAGCTGGAAGAATGAGCCTGACGCATTTAGAATCATTGCTCTACAGACGTGAATCTCATCGGCTGCAGCCGTGGCTTCTCTTATAGCACTATCTGGACCAGATGTTTCTGATCCATCATATTCGTAAATCGTTTGGCCAAGACCTTCGCCATGAAAAGTGTCGTTATCAGTGAAGATTGGAAAACCTAAGTCAGCGTTTGCAGACACAATGTGTTTCGCTGTAAGGAACTGTGTCGCTCCGATGTACTTACCGTCGGTTTGAGATCCAATGTCGACTGCTTTGAAACCAGCATTTTTAGCAAGGCCGTATTTTCTTGTCAACGTGAAGTCTGCGGATGAAGCGTTGGCTCCTGCGCCGAGCACTCTCATGAATGTCACTGCTTGTCTATTCTTTAACCATTCTCTCACCGCGTAAGGTGCGAATTTTTCTGGGGTCAATGTACCAAATCGATTTTCAAAATCTGTAAATGTACCTAACGTAAGTGGTACGAATGCTGGTCCCATTTGGGCCGCTCCGATGATACCGGCGGGAACGCCTGTTGGTTCCTGCTTTTCTGCCGTCAACTCGATTTCTTGCTCGAAGAAGCCGGGTGATTTGAAAGTATTTTCAGCCATTATAGGTCTCCTTGTTATAATTCTGTTGATAATTATGTCGTTATGGGTTCAAAGTTTCAATTATTATGTACACTGCTTCGCCCTTCGCTAAGTTTTTCGCCTTCACCGTTGCCTTAGACGACTTACCCGTGAAAGGATCTACAAGTTGTACCGTTTCTTGTGATTTCGGGAGATGACTTCCTATATTCGAAAGCATTCTTTCTCCATTCGCATCACTCGTTGCTAACATGCCGCCAATATTAACTGCGTAGTCTGAACCCACCGCGGTAGTTTGGGCCACGCCTCTTCCGGGTATCGGAAGATTGTCAGTTGCAAAATCCTCGAACACATAATCCTCAGGTCGACCTGAAGGTATATTCGAAGCATTGACTGGCGGAGGCACTTCCGCCGTTGTCTCGAACTGTACTTTTGGTGCGCTTACGTACCTTCTAAAAGGATTAGGTGCACCTGGGTATTTTGGATTAATTATATAGCCTGTCACGTTAATAGTGACAGATGTTTTGATGATTCTTTCATCATCGACATACGAATCGAAGTTATTGCCGTCAGATAAACCAGATTCTACCATAGCCACGAACCAATACCCTTTGTCTGATTCTATTCTAAAAGATCTTGCTGTTTGATTACTATATGACGTGATAAACGCTTCTATAATGTTGTTCATCTGTTGCAAGTATTGTGCCCAAAATGTGACTTCATACGTGGCTTTGAAGAACCTTGGGTTTGGAATTGTGATCACTTCGTAAACATTCTTGTTTGTCAGACCAAGTGATGTGTCACTACCGATGGCAGCATTGACTGTGTTGTCTTGATTGCGAAGCCCATTAGGGTTTGTAAGCTTTTTGTACTCTCTATCTTCTGGTGCAATTCTCTTTTTCAAAGTGATCGTACCAGTACCCGTCGAGATCGACTTTTCAGCTGATTGATCGATGCCATTACGCATAATAGATACAAGCGGTAGAATTAACGCTCCTTGCCTATCTCGTAACGGTTCTTTTCGTCGTAAAATCATCGCTCTTTCGCCACCGGCAAAAACGCAAGGGATACGAGTCATTTCACCAGACTTTTCGAAGTACAATGGAAGATCTCTGTTGAACAAGTTGAAGAGTGCTCTATCGACATCCTCGATACCACACGAGGGTATCTCAAACCCTTCTGGTATATCGACGGCTTCGAAACCGGTTTCTATACCACCTGTTTCAAACCCAGTCTTGAAAGTTTTCTCTGCGTCTGTTTGGTTGACTCTTAGCTTCGTACTCATGTGTCATCTCCATAGAAAGAAGAAGATACAGAGTCTTTCTTCACCTGTTGTTTCACATGCGTAGTAGAATCAACTTTTCCTTGCTGTACAAGAGCACGTCGGTCACCCACGGTTGTATCTCCACGCTGTTGTACGAACTCTTCTTTGACTGCATCTGCATCGGTGTAGATCTCCTCGGTTGGCCCGTGAGGACTTGTATTGATTTGACCTTTACGTGCTTGCTTCACTTTTAGGGTGTAGCCAGTGATATGCTCGACTTGTCCGAAGATTGTTTTGTCATATACGATAGAGGTGATCTCGAAGAAGTTATCTCCATACGATATGTAGTCACCCTCCTGAAGGTTGATGCCTCTGTCGATCATGTCTCGATAGTGAATATAGATCTCTAGTGTATAGATACCTTCCATACCGAATCGATCTGTACGGACTTCTTTAGGGTTCCATTGAACTCTTGCATCAATTTCTACCGGTGGATTAAATATCTTTTCGGGTGCTTCGAAATATACATCATGTACTTCTGAAACGTCTTCTCTCACTTTGTAGTAATAGATAATGTCTCCTACTACGTCTTTGAGAATTTCTTTGTTTATATCTGCTATGAAGTCAATCTCTCGAGGTGTTATAAATAATCGTGCCATTTAGTGTCTCCTATCCGATTGTTATGACTTTGCCTAACGGGATAGGAACAGCTTTGAGAATAGTTTGCATGTTGCTAACTTCAGCAGCTTGACCCTCCAATAACTTGTCGTAAGTTAATGAATCTAACATCTCTTTGAGATTTGTAATTAGCTTTTCTTTTTCACTCTGTGCCTGCGACAGGAGATCGCTTCCATTCAACGATAGATCACCATTCGGTATAGGTATCGAGCCAAACTTTGAACGCACCAAACCGAGAATTTCCTTACTCAATGCGAACGTATATTGGCGAATCCATTGTCGACCCATAGAGTTTATATTCGCATAAGTAATATTGCTAAAGGGCACATTGTGCATGCCTGACACTCCATCGATAGAAGAATCGGTGATGTCAGGTACAAGTCCGTCAGTCGCCTTACCGAATCGTATATATAATTTCTTAGTTTGGCCGGTCTGGACTGTAGGTCTTGGAAAAATTCTTATGTTTTTGCCAATTAACTCGTACGAATAGTTTGATCTTCTTACTCGGTTCGATATATCCATCTGCTGTGCTCTCAGAAGATCTTCAAATACGGGCAGAACGTAAAATACGGTTTCTGGAGTGAACGATTCGAAAGCAAACTCGTTATTCAAGTAGTTGATCGCTGAGGTAGTGTCAAAAAATCTGTACGCGGCTTGTGGAGAATAATGTTGTATCTCAAAGATTCGTAATTTTTGATTTTGAAAAGCTGCTATATCTTTGACAGCTGTTTCTGTGCCATCAACGTCAATTTTCAACGTATCATACAGATCATAATCTTGCACAGAATTCGTTAGGGTTATCGAACCGGAATATATATTGTACGAACCACCTGTTCCAGCATGCGATGCATACGGTTCAGCTTTTCTCATAAGGTATTCCAACGTTTCACGTGGGAACTTACCTTCAGCACCGCTTGGGCCGCCATCTCGTACGCCTTCTTCGTTAGTTGGAACATTAAGATTATTACCAAGAAGATTCCCTAACTGCGATTTTGCCTGATATTCATTTACGATTCTTCCGTATTCAAGTGTAGCTTCTTCAAAAGACATCCAAACTTGTCTATTTGTTAGTTCTACACTCAGTATATCATCACCTAACTTTCTCTTAACAAACGTGACCATCGCATTTGCATCAATGACAAAATCTTTCTCTGTGTCAAAAACTGCAAAAGGCGTCGGATTTGTGGTACTTTGAAACGAAGCCATCGTCTGTTCTCCTATTACGGGTTCACTCTATAACTATTGTATTAAACACTCGTCATACCTTCGGTCATAGAATATGATACGGGAGATTGGCCGCTACTGCAGACGCAATCTCCCGACGTGATACGAAAAGAAATATTTTCTATTTAATTCATCACGCAAGACTTTAATATGTACGTCATATCTTACGTAAGATGATTTGGAGAGACAATTATTTTTTCATGTATCGCTTAGCTCGGCTATGTGATTTTCCATCTCTTCTACCGCAAACGTAGTTCCAGATTTCTTCCAAATCAACTTTGCCATCATTGTTAGCATCTGCTTTTTCTTTCCAAGATTTTGCTTTCTCTTTAAGCTCACTCACTTCTGAACTAAGTTTTAATTTTGCTTCGTCAAGTTCTGACTTGAGTTTAGACGCAGCTTCGATACCTTCGAGGATACCACTTAGCTTAGATTCTAAACTCTCTATTTTCTTTTCCAAAGATTTGATGTCCGCTTCGCACTTGGCGCAACATTCTGCATCTGCCTTTGGAGCAGCTTTTGCTTTTGGTGCTGCTGCCTTGCTTTTTGAAACTGCCATTGTTGTTCTCCTTTGATAAGAATTGTTTCATCAGGTCTAATTATAGCCTTTCACGGGATTCTGTAAAGAAAACCGCCAATCCCACGAATGAGAAAGGCGGCTTGGATTCGGGATTAAATTGTTAGATACAATTAGTCTCCGATAACTGCCCAGCCGTATCCTGCTGAGACGTAAACAACCATAACTGATTGATTTGCTTGAATTGAATGTGCACCTGAAGTTGCAGTAAGATTGTTGATCTTTTCGCCAGAAGCTGGATAAAGCTTGCAGACTCCTGCGGCAGTATTTACAAGAACAACTGATTGTCCTACGGTACCTTCAGGAAGGATAACACCTGTTGAGCCATCGCCTGCTGTCAATGGAATGACTTGTCCATCTAGTGTAATTGCCGCGGCATCTGAATTAGATGAACCAGCAGCTGTGACTGCTGTACCGATTTCTTTGTGCAAAAGCAAGCCAGAACCTGATGCTTGAAAAAGACCCTTTGCTCGGGTATACTCTACTGTTGGCATAATTTTTCTCCTAAATTATTGTTTGAGATTGTTTGTCCACATGATTCCGCAGCTAGCGTGTGGGGTCCGCCTTATGTCCGTGCTACGGGCTTATCCATATATATGTTGGATACTCTGGTATTATATTAAGAGAAATCAAATTGTTCAAACAAAAAGAAAGGTATTCTCCCGATCGAAACCGAGGGAATACCCGAATGAGATAGATTATCTCGAAATTATTTAAGCACTTTTCTTTTACGATTCTCACGTAAGATCAATGCATTTTTCTTAGCAGCAGCTTTAGAGTATCCAGCCTCACGTAGAAGCTTGTATGCTCTCTTTGTCCACTCGTTCAAAGCTTTTACTCGCTTGGAAACAGGTCGACTCTTACGAGTTGGCTTCTTTTGTTTGCCGTGCACGATTGCATATTCTTCAGCAATGATTCGCTTTAGTTGTTTTTTTGTAATTTTCATTGTATTCTCCTATGAAAAAGGGCGGCGGTCAAAGACACGCCGCCCACATATCCAGTATGGACATTCACCTAAATTAGATGATGTTCATATCCAAACAGGTTACAGTACCGTAGAAGTCAGAACGAACCATCTTCTTTCCGTAACGAGTCATGACACCCTTTCTTGGGGTGAAGTCCTCTGGAGCGAAGATTGTAGGTGTGACGATAAGAGGTACGTATGGAGCATACACATAACCAGTTTCAAGGTAAGAACCACCCTTGTATCCGATCAACACTTTGTTACGTGGGAAGTAAGGATCTTTGTAAACAGTGAATCTGTTAGAAAGATTACCGATCTTCTCAGCGCCGATAGAGAGAGCAGAAGCTTGTCCCTGTCCGTCGATAGAGTATGAAGGCTTGTACATAACGCTTGATTCGAAGATTGTAGCAACATCTGGACCAATAACGATGAAGTTCGCAGAACCACGAAGGGTTTTTCTGTGAATAATGTTAGAAGCATCGATGATGGTTTCTACAAGAGTCTCGTACCAATCTCTTACTGTACCGGTGAACTGAGGTCCAGGGCGAAGTGAAGAGTTACGAGCGATTTCTGCACCAGTCAATTTGTTTACAAACTTACCAGGAGCACGTGACCAGTAAAGGCTTGCACCGTTTGCTTGAGTGAGAAGATCGTTGAGAACTTCGCGATCCAATTCAAGAGCAATTTGCTCAGAAAGGATTTGAGTTAGTTCAACTTCTGCATCCAATGAGTGGTAAGCATTAAGATCTTGAGCAAGCTCTGGAGACCACTTAGCTTTCAACTTACGTGATACTGCAGTAACAGCTAGAGATTCGATCTTAATATCAATCTCAGGAATAACAGGCTCAGTCGTAGGAGTGTTGCCTGCCATAGTAGATTCAAAAGAAGGAACAGTAACTGCATCACCGTTTGAACCAATGTCTAAGTTTGAAGTTACAGGGAAAGTAAGATCAACTTGTCCTGTACTCAAGTTCTCACCTGTTTCTGTTGCAAGTACAAAGAGTACGTGAGAACCTCCAAGAGGATCTACAATAACTTTACCACTTCCAGATTCGAAAGAAATACGCTTGGTATGTCTACGGAAGTT